CTCAACAAGCTATAACTACTCTTGCCAATAATCGTCCTATTCCTAGTGAAAGTCGTGTTGCATTATTACAAGTACTAAGTAATATTTAATTCATTTTTTTAAGCAAATTTTTAAGCCTTTCCGAATGATCCATTGTATTAACTACATTTGTTTCTTCAGTTTGTAGTTCACTTTTTCTTTTAATACTTTCATAGATATTTTCCGGCTTTTCTTCTAGTTCATCTTCGTCCATGTCACTAATTTTTAAACTATTAATATCAAATTTTAAATCTAATTTACTGCCTACACCACTACTACTTCTTGTTTTCATAAACTGTATTTGCATTCTACCACGTTCACGCATTAATTTACTACTAAAAATACCAATAACATTATCTGCAGTTTGTATTTTACTTAATCCTCCTGCTATATGACTATGATCATATTCTACTTCATCAACAGCGCCTCTGTTTAACTGACTTGCTGTAGCTAAAACTATTTCTAATTCTGTTGCTAAATTTCTAAGCTCTTCACTTACAAATTTATCTTTAATAAACAAATCACTAGGAGGAACTTTTCTTTGTGCAGGCATCATCAAATCTAAATAATCTATTAGTATAGCTTGTGTTTTTTGACCAGTCTTAGTTTCTAATTCTTTTAAATAACTTCTAATATCATTTATTGTTACTCCGTTGGGCATTTGTATAATCTGCAAATTTCCACTTTTTTTTCCTTTCATTCTTACATTAAGCTCAACATCGTCCATATTTTTAAAAATATCTTTAGTTCCATAACCTGTAAGCATACTGTCCATACGCATACTACAAAGTCCTTCACTTAGTTCTAAACTTACGTATACAACATGTATTCCTGCTAATGCCCAATTAAGTGCCAAGTTTTGTAAAAATAAACTTTTACCTGCTCCACTTCCTCCTGCAAATATATTTAATTCGCCCTTGTTAAATCCTCCATACAACACATTGTCAAACGTTTTCCAACCAGTACTAGTTGTACCATTGTTATCTTTAATTTTTTCTAATCTTGTTCTAGGATCCTCAAAATATTTTGTACCCATATTTTTAGGTAATCCTAATTGTACTGCTTCTTTAATTATTAGTTCAACTTCTCCATACTTGTTTTCCTGTAATAAATCTGTAGATTCTAATATCGCTATTGCAAGTGCTTTATGCCTACAAAATTTTTCATATTCTTCTATAAACCATTTTTTATGTTGTTCACTTGCTTCTAATATATCATGCCAATCAAAATCATATATGCCTATAAGCTGATCTCTAGTAGGCAAAACCTGATATTCATTTACATGTATATCTAAAAATTCTATTATTTCTTGTAACGGCTTATCAAAAAACTCTTTTTTTGTAATGCTTTGACATCTTGTAAAAAGCTCAGTATCACTTGCTAAAAATTTTACAAAAAGCTCTTGTATTTGTTTAGAATATTCTATGTCTTGAGCCATAATTTTGCTTTTACTTCTATTTTAATAGGATTATCTACAATGCTTGATAATATACTATTTACAGCAAAAAGTCTACCATATTTTTGTATAGCACTATTTGCATCTTTAATATTAGGTTCCCAGTTTGGAAAACTTACAGAATATCCATAGTTCACAGCACTTTTAATTAATGTCATGCTAGATATATCTCTGTCAGGAACCACTATAATTTTTTTATGCAAATTATTTAATACAAAGGATTGTGTTTCATTTATAGTGTTTCCTATAACAGCTACTCCTTTACAACTTAATGCATCAAAAGGACCTTCAAATACTAATACATTTTTATATTCGGGCAAAATATTATCTAATCCAAATATAAAATGTTTTTGCATATTGTTAATATATTTTGGTTGCTTTTTATTTTTTTTCTCTAATCTAGGTATTAATCTTGCAGTGTATCCTACTACTTTATTTTTATACTTAAAAGGTAATATTATTCTATTTTTAAAATGCTGATATGTACTGTAATACCAATCTGCAAGATCTAACAAATCTCGTTCTGCTAGATATTCAACAGCACTAATATATTCATTCGATACCTCAGCTTGTGTTATGCTTGCTGAATCTGGAGGTAAAGTTGCTTCCTTCCAAATAGGTAAAATTGTTTGTTTTTTTTCTATTTTTATTAATGGTTTTTCCTCCATTAATTGTAAGTTAACAAATTGTATTTCGTTTTTAGGAACGCCAAAAGATAGTAAAAGGTTTCTTAAATTTTTTCCTATATTGTTTCCAGGACTCCAGCCAGCCTTATACCCACAGTTAAAACAATTATAAGTTATGCTTTCATCTTCATTAAATCGTAGTCCTCCTCGTCGTTTTGTATCAGATCTATTTGCTCCCCTAGTTGTACACATTGGGCAATTAAAACTTGTCCATCCACTTGGATTATTTTTAGATCCGGAAGGCAGATATCTAGCGACTAAATCATGTACTATCATAATATTATATTCTAGCCCCTGAATATAATTTTGTCAACTGTTCCTGATGTAGTGTTTATTTTAAATTTTACAAAAGCTGCGAAACAAACAATATTATGGGGATCTATTCCAGTAAAATTATTATATTTGTACTCATCATGAGCCCAATACAGAGGAATAGGAAAATAATTGGTTGTACTGTTGGGGTGTAATTCTAATGTGGCATCTAAAAAGATACTTCCTACAAAATTAGTCATATAAATTGCAAATGTGGCAAGTCCTCCTCTATTTAACAATTTGCTTGCCTGTGCTTCTATTGCTTGACTTTCTGTAATAGCCGGATCACTTGTATTATAAAAAGTAGTAATTTCTTGACTATTATTTGTTATACTGCCACCTTGTACTATTTCTACTGTGAGATTTGAATCATAAGTTCTATTATGATACAAGACAGTATTAGTCTGTTGATTTCCAAAACTTACATATAGGTTATATAATCCTGGTTCTAAATCCTGAATATCATTTGGAGTAAATACAAGTGTTGCTACGCCTTGCGCTAAATCAGTGTTTAGCAAAGGTTTTTCTATTAATAAAACAGTTTGGTCAACATTATATAATCTTGCTACCAAATTTAAACCTGCAACATTTTTTATTTTTTTATTTTCATCACGTACATGAAAGGAAACATTGCTTGTATATCCCTTGTTAATAGGTATAGTTTTTGCTCTAGGAAAAAGTATTGTACTCACTGGGCTTCCACTTGTAGAGCTTATGACAATTTCTTGTATGATTGGAATATCATAAATATCATGAGTAAAATTCATAAAGCTCTCTTTTTAAAATATTTAGCAAAATTTATATGAAGTTTGAAGAATATCCTTTTTTAAGTGTAATTAAAGTTAACAAAAACGAATATGTAGGAATAATACAACA